CATAAAACAAGAGTTCAAAAAAGAATTAGTGAACTAACTTGGAAACTTCGTGAAGCTGAAAGAAAAGAAAACGAAGCTATCGCTTATGCTAAACAAATAAAAGAAGAGAGCGAATCTATACGTAAAAAATTTACGTCTATGGATAGCAATTATCTTACTGAGTTTGAATCTAGAATTAAATCTCAGAAATTAGCTGTAAGAGATAAACTTAAAGCAGCCATCGAATCTCAAAATGCAGAAGAGATTGCAAATGCAAATGAAGCATTAGCAAGACTTACTGTAGATGAAGAGAGAGTAAGAGTTTCTAAATTAGAAAGAGAATCTGAAGCTAAAGAGATTCCGGTTAAACAAGAAGTAGAACAAGTAAGAGCTGTTCAACAACCGGTAATCCAGCCAGATCCTAAAGCTGAAGATTGGGCTTCTAAAAACCCATGGTTCGGTAAGGATGAGGCTATGACATATACAGCTTTGGCTTTACATAAAAAACTCATTGAAAATGAAGGATATGACGCTAAATCTGATGAGTATTATGAAGCTATAGATTCTTATATGAAAAAGAAATTCCCACAAGAGTTTACAAGTGAGGATAAAAGTGTTAGTAAGGACGAACAAAATACTAACATCGGTAACCGCAAGCCCGTTCAGTCTGTGGCATCCGCAACAAGAACAGCAAAATCTGGACGCAAAACTGTTAGGTTATCTTCAGCTCAAGTCAATGTGGCTAAGAGATTAGGTGTACCTATCAGTGAATATGCTAAATACGTGAAGGAGCAATAAAATGACTAAAATAGATAAAACCTCGCGCCTAAACCAAACTAGAGATAAATCCGAAAGGAAAAAAGTTTGGAAACAACCATCGAGCTTAGATGCGCCTCCAGCGCCAAAAGGATTCAGACATAGATGGATCCGTTTAGAAACACAAGGTTACCAAGACACAGGTAACGTTTCTAAAAGAGTGAGAGAGGGTTACGAGTTCGTTCGTTCTGATGAATTAGAAGACGGACACGGTTACCCTGTTATCGGAGAAGGAAACCACGCTGGAATCATTGGAGTAGGTGGCCTTGCGCTGGCAAGGATACCGGATGAAATAGTTGAGTCGCGTAATGAACACTTTAGACGAAAAACTAAAGATCAAATGAATGCGGTTGACAACGACCTTCTGAAGGAACAGCGACCTGAGATGCCTATGAGTATTGATAGATCATCACAGGTTAGTTTTGGTGGTAAAAAGAAATAGTTCTTTTTACTAAATTGTTAACCTTAAAAAGGAAAAATAAATATGGCAAATCAAACAGGTAATACTGGTCTACAACCAGTAAGACTATTGGGTGGTACGCCGTTTAACAATTCACAAAACAGGTATCGTATTTTAAAAAATTACGGCAAAGCAATATTCCAAGGTGATTTAGTAAAACTAAATGCTACTAACGGAACTATTAATGCTGTAGCTTCTTCTAATGACGTTCCAGTTGTGGGTGTGTTTAATGGTGTAAATTATACTGATCCGACTACACAAAAGCCGACGTATAAAAACTACTATCCAGGAACAGTATCTGCTAACGATATTATCGCAGCAGTTATTGACGATCCAAATGTAGTGTATTCTATTAATGCAGATGCAACTTTTGTTGTGGCAGATCTTTATGCTAACTACAAAGTTAATCCAACTGCAGGAAGCACTAATTCAGGTAACTCAAGATTTAGTCTTGACGTTGCGACAGGCGACAGCTCTTCAACTTTCCAGTTGAAAGCAATCGACATTTCGCAAAACCCTGACAACTCTGATACAGATGCAGCATCAGGTGTAGATGTATTGGTTATTATTAACAACCACGCGTATCGTAGCGGTACGGTTGGTAACGACTAAACGGAGACTTAAACTATGGCTATATCACGAGCACAACTAGTTAAAGAACTAGAACCAGGTTTGAACGCTTTGTTTGGACTTGAGTACCAAAGGTACGAAAATGAGCATGCTGAGATATTCACACAAGAATCATCTGACAGAGCTTTTGAAGAAGAAGTAATGCTATCAGGTTTCGGTAGTGCCCCAGTAAAATCAGAAGGTGCGGCAATTAATTTTGACACTGCGCAAGAAGCTTTTACAGCAAGGTACAATCATGAAACTATTGCTTTAGCATTTGCTATTACTGAAGAAGCAATTGAAGATAACTTGTATGACAGACTCGCTGCAAGATATACAAAAGCATTAGCTAGATCTATGGCTAATACTAAACAAGTTAAAGCTGCTGCTGTATTAAATAATGCATTCAGCACTTCTCAACTTGGTGGAGACGGAAAAGAGCTTTGCGCTACAGACCATCCATTAGTATCAGGTGGAACATTCAAAAATGAATTGTCCACAGCTGCTGACCTTAACGAAACATCATTAGAACAATCTTTGATTGACATTGCTGCTTTCGTTGACGAAAGAGGCTTAAAGATCGCTACTCAAGGTAGAAAATTAGTAATTCCTAAAGAATTACAATTTACCGCTGAAAGACTTATGAAGTCTGCAGGCAGAGTAGGAACTGCTGATAACGACATTAACGCTATCAAAAACATGGGAATGTTACCTGAAGGTTATGTAATTAACCATTTCTTAACTGATACAGATGCATTCTTCATTTTAACTGATGCGCCAAATGGCTTAAAGCATTTCGTTAGAGCTTCATTAAAAACAGCAATGGAAGGCGATTTCGACACTGGCAACATGAGATTTAAAGCTAGAGAGAGATATTCATTTGGATTCTCTGATCCTAGAGGAATCTTCGGTTCACCGGGAGCTGCGTAATCACTTACATTAAGTGTTTAATAAAAGGGCTGGGTCTATTGACCTGGCCCTTTTTATTTGGTAGAAATAAATCACTATACATTAACTTCTGATCTAGACGCGTATAGTCGACAGCCTAGAGACTAGATTGGAAAAACTAGGAGAATATACTTATGGCAAATACAACTTTTTCAGGCCCAGTTAGAGCCGGAACAATCGTTGATACTACAGGAACTACACTTGGAACAAATGTTAAAAACATTGGACCAGTTGTATTAACTCAATCATCAAACGTAGCATTAACACATGCAACAACAACAGCTACTGCACTTGGAATTATAATTCCAGCAAACAGTCAAATCATTAGTGTGTCAATTCAAGTAGAATCATTATTTACTGCTTCAAGCACTACTACTATCGCTGTTGGAAAAAGTTCAGCAAGTGCTACAAACTTAGCAGCAGCAACTAACGTATCAGCAACTGCAACTGGAGCTTCAATGTTACCAGCATCAGCAGATGCTTGGAGAACTGTTGGTACTTCTGATGTTGAATTATATGGAATAACAGTTGCTAACTCTGCAACAGCAGGTAAAGCAAGAATCGTTGTTACTTATAGTCAAAACGCAGCATTAACGGCACTATAATAAATTAATTTTTAAGGAGCTCGAAAGGGCTCCTTAATATAAGGAGACAAAATGAGTTACAAAGGCGATATACAAGCAACAAGATTTACAGCAGCTACTTCAACTGTAATTATAGCTCCTCCAGTAAGATTAAGAGGAATTATTATTGCATCTAGTAGTTCAACTACTGTAGGTGTTGTTCAATTAAAAACAACTTCAGCAACAGGAACAACTTTATTTACAGCCGATGTTCCAGCTGGTGATGTTATTAATTTTAGTTTTCCTGAAGATGGAATTTTATTTCCAAAAGGAATCTATGTTTCAACATTAACAAATGTTGCAGCAGTTACATTACTAACAGATAAATTTTCCGGACCAGGTTTAACTTAAAATTAAACACATGTCAGGATTTGGAACACAAATTAAAGGAACTGGTAAAGCAGTTAACATGTCACGTGGCGGCATGCCTCCTAGAAATAAAAAAAATTTTCGTTCTACTAAAGCTGGAGCCGGTATGACACAAGCTGGTGTTAATGCTTATAGAAGAATGAATCCAGGTTCTAAATTAAGTACAGCTGTTACAGAAAGTAATCCAGGGAAAAAAAGAGCAGCAAGAAGAAAATCCTATTGTGCAAGAAGTGCTGGACAAATGAAAATGTTTCCAAGCGCTGCAAAAGATCCAAATTCAAGATTAAGACAAGCAAGACGTAGATGGAAATGCTAGCTTGTAATGTCTTATTTAAATGCTAATATACCACCGATTTATTGTAAAATAAGGAGAGAATATTTATATGACTTACGAAAACATCACGGCGAAACTGAAGATTGTGTGGTCTTTGCTATTGCAAGTATTCCAGGGCGTGCAATCTTATTTCATGCTTTACTTACGAATGGTGCAATATTCTGGCGGCTTCCTATCAGTGCTTTTCTTCAAAGAAGAAACAGCGATACTGTGCATCAAGGAAAAATGGAATCTCCAGATCTCGAAGATCTTCAGCTATGGAATTCATTTAGTTATTATCCTGCTATTACTACTTTTGATTTTTTAATCGGACAACGCTGTAAATATTTAGGTAAAGATAAAAAATTTAT